ATTGCTACGCAGTCGCCGTTTGCCTGTGATCCCGTGTTATTACCTGATGTGTTGCCTTCGACGGTATCGAATAGGTGCGTATTGGGATTCCAACCGAGGTTGATTCCAATATGTTCGAGCTGATTGCCGCTCCATGAAAAGAGCAGTAAATCGTTTTTCTTAGATGTTGATACCGATACGAGGTAATTCTTGGCCTTAGCCCATTCATACCATGCTTGAACGCTAGAAGAATTAAGTACGGTTTCGCCAGCTTTGATCGCGCACCATGAGACAAAATCGGCGCACCATGATTCGGCTGGTCGCTTGAGTTCGGCTGAATACTTATTGGCGTTATTAGCGCCTTCCGTATAGCCGATTTCTTTTAGGGCAATATCTGAGATCACTTTATTGGCTTTTCAGCTTCCACGGGATCCGCAGAGTTGGATGGGAGTGTGTCATAGATGGACTTTTCCATAGAGGTAAAAGAACCATCACCGTTGTCTATGATGGCATAAGTATTAGTGCCATTGATTGTTTCAATATCAACATAAGTAATCATAATTCTGCGCTCACTCCCACATATCCTGCGCCGTTATTGGTGCAAAGCCACGCTGGTCGGAATTGAGTTAGACCGCTGCTAACGGCTACCAAATCAACTACATCAGCATTGCTCTGGCTATTAATTGTTATTGAGGAAACTGCCGTAGCGGTAGCGCCCGTATCTAATGCAAGGTTGCTGTAATCAATAGCAGTTGGGGTTACGCGCATAGTTGTTTTTAACACAAGCGAAGCAACCAACTGAGTTGTTGAGATACAACTTCCAAGGCTTGAAAGATGAGAATATCCGCTGGCTCCAGTTGCTCGTTGGTAGTACCTCTGGCAAGCGGCTAACTCCCCCTGAAATGTGCTGGCGTTAGGCTGATAAGTATTGGCAACCGATCCCAATTCAAGTTGAACTCCAGTAATCTCAAAATAATCATTTGTTCCAGCAGTACCTACGGAAGTTTGGCCAAATAAAATTGCAATTTCTGTGGCAGTTGTTGGAACGGTCGCGGTCACCGAAAAGCGTTGCCAAGTTGTTGTTAAAGTCACTGAACCGCCAGCGACTCCGTACGCTCCGGTATAGCCATTTTGGACATTTTGATCCACGCCAGTGCCGGATGTAATGCCGTAAGCCATAAGGCTGCCCGTTGGTGAATAGTTAGAACCTGCACGGGCATACCACGAAAGAGTGACTTGCTTGCCAGCTAATGGAATTGTATTTACGGTCTCAAACGACTGCTGAAATGTCCAGTTACCTGTTGCGGTTTGTCCGGCATTTCTCTGAACTCGGGCGCAATACTGAATGTTAGGGAGGTTAGTTGTGTCATTTGTTGGCTGGCGAGTTGTCGTACAAGTCATCGAACCACCCGTAGCCATATACCAACGATCTGCGGTGTATGCGCTGGCGTTAGTAGCGGAAACGGATGTGCCACGCTGCCACACGCTAAAGTTTGAGTTAAGCACCTGATTCCACGGTTTGAGGTACTGAACCGTGTTAACCGTGCCAGCAAGGTCATCCATCGCCGAAGCGGTAAGGACATCACCTGCCGCCCAGTTTGCTTTAGTAGGAAATCCGACTGCCATTTTCTAGCTCCTTACCATCCGAGTGTTGAAGTGTCTAAAACGCCGTATAAAGTTGAGGAAAGAATAAAGCCATCGACGATCGGTTCTGAGGTTGTGAAGGAAATGTCGAAGGTGTTTGGAGTGATCTTGTAATTGCTACCCATTACTTGCAAGGTTTTTTCAATTACCGATCCGTTGGACTGAACATTCTTGATGTCTACCGTCGAGAAATAGTCCAGGGTGAGAGCTGCGAGGACGCCAGCGGCGTAATTAGGCGTCGTCAGATCTAGGCTAATTTGGTCGATGCGGATCGTCGTATCTTTACGGGTCTGGACATAGATTCGAGCCACATTAAGCGCGTCCGAATCCGAATACCCGACCACATTGGTTTGCTGGACGGTATGTGGAAAATATTGGGCGATTGATGCTGCCGACGAGAAGTTTTGTGCCGTGCCGCCGATATTGGTGACGGATGCTTGATTAACGATGAGCTTGTCATCATGGGCAAAGGTAATTCCAGCATAAATGATTCCCGTGCCGTCATTTGAGAAATAGGTGACGGGAGCTGCGCCGTTTGTTTTGGTGACATTTGTTCGACTTTTGAAAGTTGCGTAACCGTTGGACTCGATAAAGAACGCGCCCTGTTCGGCAAACTCCACGTTTTTCATGGCGTTAAGCGCAGTGCGCTGCGTTCCCGGATCGGCTTGGACAAGGTTGTCGCCGGTATCGATGTTGCGAAGGCTGGTCGGAAAGGAAAGGTTGTCAAGAATCGTGTTAATCCGCTGACCTGTGGTTTGGCCAGCCGTACCACCCGTAATGGTCGAAATCGATGACATGGCAAAAAGGCGGAAAGCATCCGAAACCTGCAAGTCCACAAAACCCACGCTCATCGTGGTCGGAAACGAGTATTGATAAGCGTTGATATAACCGGCGAAAAATGGACGGGTCACGCCAGCATAAGTCGTTTGGATAGTGATCTTTTTATTCGGAGTCAGATAGCCGTAATAAGGTGATGCCGTGTTTTGTGGATTCCACCATCCGTTAGGGTCATAAACTCGAACGATTCCGGCATTGGCTTGAAATTGATCCTGTTGCAGCTGATAGCCGCCGCCTATTTGAATTAGTCCGACTTGAGAACTGACATCGACAATATTGGATGCACCTGAGCCAAGGTAATTGAAATCGAGTCGGCCTTTTGTGGCATCGTCGAGCGTAAAGATATTTGTACCGATCGGAAAGGTAGGAGAGTTGCCGAAATCGATCAGCGTGGTCACCGTGACTGGATAGGAAGCCATCTACATCACCATGGAAGCGCGCCTGAGCCGTAGCCGCTGCGCTGGAATGTTGGGTTAATACCTGAAGCTGATTGATCTACCTGAGCGTTTGTAATGGCGTTGCCAACGGTTTGACCATTAAGAGTGACGGTGACATTGATTGGGTTAGCTGCTGCGTACGATGGAGATGAATAAGGGTTAGCGCTAAACATCGATGAAGAAGTTCCAACGGCCGTTGGTGGTAAGTCAACAATTCCCGAAATGCTTGGCGCTCCTGGTGCTGGGGCAAAAAACTTGTTTCCTGAACCATCGGTTACACCAGCGATACCGCCGCCGGGTAATTGCGTTCCACCCGTTCCGGTAGTTCCTGCACCGGTAGTTGTCACTTGATTTGACGGTAAAGCTACCGATCCAACCGGAACTCCATTGGTCGAATACACGGTATTAACCGTAACTGTAACCGTTTTATCCTTAATCGCGGCTAACGCATCTTCGATGGCTTTAATCTGATCTTTGGCCGCTTGCGAAGCTGTTGGCCAATCCTTGAAAGGATCTTTCGCGGTAGATAATTTAGTAATATCTCCATCAACTGACATCACCAAATCATTTGCGCTTAAAACTTTTTGGGCCAGAATATTTGCTTCATCGGCGTTGCCCGTAATAATCGCTCGTTGCAACAAAAGAACATCAGTGACTTGTTGATTTTGACCACGCTGAAGAGCAGCTTGAATTTCGATATTTTGCATATCGGTCGTTTGACCTGCAAGTTTCAAAGAAAGCGATGCGCGTTCTAAAGCAAGTTTGTCAGCTGCGGCTTTTTTGGCAGAATTGTCGACCGCTAGTTGAGCCTTTTTTGCGGCAAGAATTTGAGCTTGTGCCGCCATATATTTTTGATGGTCTGAAGTAGATGTATAGCCTTCTTTGTAAGGCCCTTGAGCCACCTTAAGGCGAGCTGCTGCGGCAGCGGCATCTGCGGCGGCTTTTGATTGTTCACCGCGTTGTTTTAGAAATCCGAGAATACCAAAATTGGTTGGATCAATAAGTTTGGTTAGCCAACTTGGGAGCTTGATGGAAGCAAAAACCGCTCCGAGCGAACCTATGCCGCGAAGGATATTGGCGACATCGTTAGCCACGGTGTCCATGGTTTTTTGGAATTGTGACAAATCCGTATTGTTTGCAAGATTGGCGAACGCGTCAGCAATACCTGAGCCAATCGTGATCTTAAATTCTTCAAATGATGTTTTAAGGCGAGCCATCTTTCCTGCAAAAGTATCAGCCGCGGTTGAAGCATCGCCTGCAAACACGCTTGCGAGGTGTTTTTGGATAGCGGTGAAATCTTTTGCTTTAAGTTCGGCCGCAGTAATTCCTGCGCCTAATTTAGAAATGGCTGCATAATTACCTGCGTAGGCTTTCGAAAGAGCCGTGGATACCAACGAAAGGTCTTTACCTGTACCGGCAGAGACATCAAGGCCAAGGCTAAGAAGCTCCTGAGCTTTAGAGGCGTTTCCAGTCGATCGAACTAAAGTATCGAAGGCATTACGCAGATCAGTTTTGGCAATACCGTTTAACTTGGAAAGGTTAGTAATAAACTTTTCAACGGGTACATCAGTAAATGCTTGTCCAAGATTGCTAAGGGTGTTCGCTAAGAGAGCGGCTGATTTTTGATCGGCTGCAAAAGCGTCTGCTGCTGCTCGTCCAAATTGAACTAATTTATTAACGGCAAAAACTTCAGCAAATCTGCGACCCAACTTGTTAATAGCCGCATCAAGGGAACCCATATCCTTCTCTGCATTTTTAAGATTCTGACGGCCTTTATATTCAGCAATAAAATTAAGGGCGATGTTAGTTGTGGCACTCATGCTGCATCCCTAAAAACTTGAGCTGAGGATCGGCGTTGAAATTGAACAACCGTCTTTTCGACAGCTTTAACTAAATGGGCAACAGTGCGACCATGATCTTCTTCATTTGCTCGATAAATTAAACGACCTCTAAATTTATCCGCGCCTTTTAATTGGCCGCCCATAGAATTAATAAAATGAAGTCCGGCGTTCGGATTTTTAGAATGTGAATAATCATGGCTGGCGTTTTTAGGATTCCAAGGTTGGCCGGATGGATGTTTTCGCCCTGCCGTTTCCATTATTGCGCCAGCTGCGGAAGTGTTCCTAATGCTAAAAAAGGTCACAAACCCTTTGTTGTTAGGAGTTGTCTTTCCAATAAAAATCTTAATACCGCGTCGCACGACCGTCGGATTAAACGACGGAAATTTTCCTAACCTAAATGCGCTGGTCTCTTTAGTAATTTTTTTGGTTGATGTCTTAATTGACCAACCCGATAGACCCGGCAATTTGTTGGGAACATAACCCTGTGCCGTTTTTTGCACAGGAGTTAAAGCGGCTCGTACTTCCTTCTGCAAATTTCGAGCAAGATCCGGCTCAAATTTACGCAAAGCATCGAGTGTTTCAGCGAGGCCTTTTATTTCGACTGGCAAGTTCGGCCTCCCTAGCATCCGTTTGAAATACTTCAATGATCGCGTTGATCATTTCAGCATCCATTTCTATAAATTCCCTAGGCGCAATTCCCGTTCTTACTGCCAGCGTTGCTATCAGATGGGTCAGGGAACTGCGCTCAATTAGTTTGGGTTGGAATCATCCAACACTTCGACCTTGGCCAAAGTGTCAATGAATTTTTCTCCAAACAAAGGTAGATCTTCAGTTTTGCTCAAACATTTCCAAGCAAGCCAATAGATGTCACTTTGTTTTTGATCTTCTGCAAAGGCGCGAGCAAAACCCTTTTTTGCATATTGCTCGAAAGCGTATTCAATCGACGGTGTGAGCTTGTGCTCTGATACATCGCCATTCGCCCTTGTGATTACTAGCTTTGCCATATTGCTTCCTTTGTTAGTTGGTTACCAAGTACCGGTTGTAGCGACGGTAATCGCTCCTGAAACCGTAAATGTAAGAGTCTGAACTGCTACATCTCCGACCTTGCCGGCAACTGGAGTGATCTTATTAACGAGAACGAGTCCGCTATAAAGAGGATTTGTTGCAGAAACAGTTGCGGTTGTAGGAGTGCCAGGAATCGTGGTCTGAACGATCTTAAACTTCGCGTTTGTACCGACGAGAGTGTTAAGGGTTGTCATAACCTGAGCAGTTGCATCATCGTTGAGGAAATCAACTGAAATAGTTGATGATTCCAAACCTGCGATGAATGAGTGGCCAGTAGCGCCCATAGCGGTTACATCGAGCTCATCGAATTGACGGTTGATGGTAAGAGAAGTTACATGGTCGGTAAGATCAACATAGGTTGTGCCATCTGTTGAGATCTTAAATCCGGCATTATTTTGGTAAAAAATTGCCATTTGTTATGCCTCGGCTTTCGTTGTGTCTGTTGATGGTGTTACTGGTTCTGCCACGGGTGCGGCAGCTTTAGCAGGTGCGGCCGAGGCTGCTCCTGATACGACCTGACCGATGAGAGTCAGGAAACGCAATTCTTCGGGTGTGTAGTCCATGGTTAGCTCCAACTTGAGAGGATTGAGATCGACATTTCTGACATCAGCATTTGACCAGTTTCGTTTGGGCTAACGGTCGGAGCTGAAACGCTTTGCACTTTAATATTCAGACCCGAATTTGCGAGCTTGCCAAATACGGCCACGATGAAATTCTCGATGTCGATCAAGTTTCCATTGTTGTCGAATAGCGGCACGATCATCGTGATCCGAAAATTAGCTTGAGGCGAAATTGAGTTGTATTGGTTATTTTGAGGATCGATGTAGGGATCGTCCGGTGAGATGATTACTGAATTGGCGATAGGGCTGGCCGGTGGAAAGGAATACGTCGACCAGACCCCATCATTCGATAAAGCCGTTGCCAAAGTTGCACGAAGCGTCGTTATCGATGTAGTCATTAGCCGACCATCG